CAAGGGACTTATCGAGCGCCATCACGTAGAACACTATACGGACGAGGACATCGACAGGATGCGGGAGCTGAGAGAAGCGGGCAAGACCTACGCAGAAATCGGCGACATCATGGGCAGGACGCCCGCCGCCGTATTCAATGCGTTAAAAAGGGCAGACAGGGGGAAAGAATGAGACAGGCAATAGAAGCAATCATGTTTATGGCATGGCTCCTCTGCGGATGCTGCGTCGAGACCATCTGCGACGATTGGCGGGCGTGCGTGGTGTTCGTGATCGCATTGATCGTCGCCATACTTGCCGCAGTGACGGTCTTGGCAAAATACAACGACAAATAAAGGCTCCACAGGGAAGGGGAGTTCCCACGGGAGCCAAAGCAAAATTAATACAAGGAGATTATATCATGGAAAAAAACAAATCTACAACCAAATCTATCACCGAACTCACCGACCTTATCTGCGGATATCAGGACATGACCGACCGCAAGAACGAACTCATGAAAAAGGCGGTCGAGCATTTCAAATCAATTAAGGACATCGCAATCGGTCTTGAGAGCATGAATATCAACGAGAGCCAAGAGACCGCCGTCCAGATGTGTCGCCTTGCCGGGCGCCAGCTCAGAGTACTCTCATATCTCTGGGTTGACCTTGATGACGAGTATCGGCTCGCACTTCCCGAAGCGAAGCAGGACACCACAATCGATGCACTTGCCGAACTCGACGAACTGGAAGAAGACCTTCCCTTTGTAACACCCGAAGAAAAGGAGGACGAATGATGGCGAGCTTATACGAGTTGACAGATGATTATCTCACTCTGCTCGAAATGGCAGAAGACCCCGACATGGACGAACAGGCACTCATGGACACTATGGAGGGCATCGAAGGCGAAATCGAGATAAAGGCGGAAGGCTATGCAAAGGTCATCCGCACCCTTGAGGGCGACGCCGCCGCTTGTGACGCTGAGAGCAAGCGCCTCCGCAACAAGAAGCAGACAATCGAGAACAACATCAAGCGCATGAAGGACGCTCTCCAGATGGCGATGGAAGCAACCGGCAAGCGCAAGTTCAAAACACCATTGTTCTCTTTCAACATCCAGAAGAACGCTCCGTCCGTTGTCATGGACGAAGCTTACATCGAGAACATCCCAGAGAGGTTCCTGGTCCGCAAGGATCCCGAAATCAACCGCAAGGCAATCAAGGACGCTATTAATGCCGGAGAGGATCTGGAGGGACTTGCTCATCTTGAGCAGACGGAATCGCTGAGGATTAAGTGAGGAGGTGATCAAATGGCTATTCCCGTATTTGTAATTGGTTCGTCCGGTTCGGGCAAAACCTATTCTATTAAGAACTTCGGAGCAAATGAAGTCGGAGTAATCAGCGTCGAGAAAGGGCGCCTCCCGTTCAAGACAGATATTAAGGTCTGCAAGGTCAAGAGAGATTTTCCCAGTGCTAAGAATTATGCGGAGCTGAATGCTGCTTGCTATTCATGGATCCAGAGGGTTATCGCATCAAGCAAGGCAAAGTCAATCGTCATTGATGATTCGCAGTACCTGCTTGTGAATGAATTGTTCGACCGCGCAAAAGAGAAGTCCTATGACAAATTCACGGACATGGCGGTCAACTTCCGGAATCTGATTCACTTTATCAACGACCTGCCTGAAGATGACAAGATCGTGTATTTTCTCCACCACACAGAGACTGCCGGAGATGGGCGCGAGAAGGCAAAGACCGTTGGCAGGATGCTCGACGAAAAGCTAACCCTCGAAGGGTGCTTTGACATCGTTCTGTTTTGTCAGGATCACAAGTTCTACACGCAGGCAAACAACCAGAGCACGGCGAAGACTCCGGAGGATATGTTCAAGGACGTCGAGATCCCGAACGACCTCAAGGCGGTAGATGTGGCGATCAGAGAGTATTACGGATTGGGTGGTAAGTAATGGAAGAAATCATTCTTACCACAAGTCAGCAAAAAGTATACGACGCATTATTGCGCGGGGAGAACGTTTTCATCACTGGCGGAGCAGGAACAGGCAAGACAACATTGATCAGAAAATTTGTCGCCGAAGTTGACCCAGACTGCAAGCGCACATTGCTCGCGGCGCCAACTGGAAAAGCAGCTCTCAATTTGACAATCAAAACGAATAAGGGAACGGTTTTTGGATCGACAGTGCATAGGCTCTTCCATTTAGGAGTAAAGGCTTGCCCCAAGTTTACAGGAAAAATCCCGGAAATACTCAAATGCGCCGACCGCATCATTATCGACGAAATAAGTATGCTGCGAGTTGATGTATTTGATTATGTGGCAGAAGTTCTACAAGAAGAATCAACCGACTTTATCAGACAAATCAACAACAAAGAATTGCAGATTATTTTTGTCGGAGATTTTTACCAATTGCCACCAGTTCTTCCCGACAAGGTGGGCGGAGGCGTAAGCGACAAAGAGATTCTGGACGATAGATATGGCGTTGATATTGGAAAGGCATATTGCTTTCAATCATACGCATGGGATCTTCTCGGAATCAAAACCTATGAGCTTACCGAAATAATGCGGCAAAAAGATGATGTTTTGTTTTGCGAAGCGTTAAACAAGATCAGGATCGGCGACAGTGACGGCATTAATTACATCAATGAGAATTGCGACCACACCAAATTCGAGCCTGATAGGTTGACAATCTGTGGCACTAACAGAACAGTAACACAAATCAATAACGCAATGTTGGAACGGAATCCGAACAAAAAAGAAGTGTTCAAATGGGACATTGTTTCAAAAGTTTCATATGGGGTCGACAGCTACCTCAAGAATCTGCAATGCGTTGAAGACCTTGTGCTCTGCGTCGGCGCCAGAGTTATTTGCATCGCAAATACCGATAATGCGACTAATGGCCAAATGGGCACGGTTAAGGAAATTGACTGGGATGGTGTTGTAGTCGCCTGGGACAATGGCAGGACGAACAAAGTCAAAGAATATGAATGGGAAGTAACACGACAGGACATTAGGAAAATAACAGACGCCAAAGGAAGGAAAATCCGGTCCGAACTGGTCTCTAATGTAATCCTTACTGTTTCACAACTTCCACTTAAACTTGCATACGCAATAACCATTCATAAAAGTCAGGGAGAAACCATAGACAAAATCAATGTAATGCCCCAGACGTTTGAGACCGGGCAATTATATGTAGCACTCTCAAGATGCACAAACGTAAAAGGAATACGCTTGCAAAGACCACTGAAATCTTCAGATGTCCTTTGCGATCAAAAAATAACAGATTGGTATAAAACACAGGAGGTAAATGATTAATGAAGCACATCGACATGGCTAATGTAAAAGAGGCTACTGGTGAGTTCGAGAGACCTACGGCGGGCGCGTATATCTGCCGGATCACGGCAGTGGAGGACGTTCCCCACAAAGAGTATCTGAAAGTCACATACGACATCGACGAAGGGAAGTTCGCCGGATACTACGAAAAGACCCGCAATGATCATCCCGACTGGGCGTGGGTCGGGGCGTACGTCAAGTCCTACAAGACAAAGGCGCTCCCGATGCTCAAGAGGTTCTGCTCTGCGGTAAGCAAGAGCAACGGAAACTATGTATTCGATTGCGGTGCCGTCAATGCGGACGAGCGCACTCTGGTGGGCAAGCGGATCGGGCTTCTGTTCCAGGAAGAGGAATACTACGGTAACGACGGCAACAAGAAAACACGCCTTATCGTCAATCGCGAGTTTCCGATCGATAAACTCGGCGAGCAGAGAACTCCCAAAGCGAAGACGCTTCCGGACGAACCGACTTCCGGCGTTGATGCGTTTATGTCTATCCCCGACGGCATGGATGAGGAAATGCCGTTCGCATGATCATCCAAGAGGACACCAGACAACAGGCGGGCAAGCATAACATTAAACATGCCTACTTTGCCGAGAATGAGATAGGAGTGGTGCGGTGTGCATTACCATTCGGAGACTATGCGCCCGTACCGCCCGTCTCAATCGACACCAAGAAGGACATGGACGAAATAGCACAAAACATCTGCGGCAGTGCTCATCAGCGATTTATACGCGAGTGCAAAGCGGCACGAGATGCGGGATGCAAGCTGATCATATTGGTAGAAAACACCGTCGGGATAAATGACCTGTCGCAGGTGCATCTCTGGAAGAACCCGAGAAGCTGCTATTCGCCTAATTGTGTGCAAGGCCCGCGCTTGCAGAAAGCAATGGAGACCATCTCCACTCGATATGGGGCAGAATTCCGATTTTGCACGCCAGAAGAGGCGGGAGAGACAATCAAAACAATCATAGAAGGATATGAACAAGCTATTAGACGCGGCGATTAAATACGCCACCGAATACCAGTGGGCGGTGTTCCCTTGCTCACCAACAAGCAAGAAGCCGCTCACACCACATGGATGCAAAGACGCAAAGAAGTCCGTCGGCGCTATCAAATCATGGTGGAAGAAATGGCCGGACGCGTCAATCGGCATTGCTACGGGGTCTGTATCTGGTCTCATTGTTATCGACGAGGATCTGGACGAGAACAAGGGCCTAAACGGATACGAGGCGGTAAGCGAGTGGGAGCGCATCAACGGAGAGCTTCCTGCGACGGTTCAGTGCATCACTGGCAGAGGTGGTTATCATCTCTATTACAAATACTCAGGTGATGACATTAAGAACCGTGCCGGGATTCTCGATGGTGTAGACGTTCGCGGTGAGGGCGGTTATGTGATCGCCCCGCCGTCCACTCATCCCAACGGCACAGAATACCAATGGGAAGACGCACCAGACGAAATAGCAATGGCGCCGATTGATGCCACAGTTCGAAAATTCTTATTTGGCGAAAATGAGAAACCAAGAACGGCGTCCGACTTCAAAGTCCCGGACAGGATCCAGAGCGGCGAGCGTAACGATACCCTATTCCGGTTAGCGTGTTCGATGCAGGCACAGGGGCTTCCGGACGCAGCTATCATGGCGGCACTGGAACAGACGAACCAGAACGCATGTGATGAACCAGTAAGCGATAAGGAATTAACCACCATTGTGGAGAGTGCGCTTCGTTACCAGAAGGGCGAGCTTAAGACCATCTCAAAGGATATGCCCGAATGGCGCGAGCCACAACTCACTATGATTGTGGATAAGGACGGCAACGTCACGGATAAGCCCGCGCAAACTATACACAATGCGGAAGAAGCCATAATGTATGATAACGCATTGTTCGGCAGAATCCGATTCAATGAGATTGCTTATGCGCCATTCGTCTACGGGAATCTTCCCTGGAGAGAGTACAAAGGGTGGCGCGAGTGGTCAAATACGGATGATTCTAATCTGCGGTCATACATCGAGAAGAATTACGGGCTGAAGTCATCCGACAAAATCATGGACGCGCTGAATAACGTTTGCAGTAAATACCCAGTAAATCCAATCAAGGCAATGCTTGAGACATGCCATGCCAACTGGGACGGTAACAAACACGTTGAGAATCTGCTTCCCAGAATGTTGGGCGCGGAAAAGAACGAATATACCACTGCGGTGATGCGTCTTGTGATGATGGGCGCGGTAGCGCGGGTATATCGACCAGGTTGCAAATTTGATTACATGATGGTGCTCGTCTCTGATCAGGGCATTGGCAAATCGACCTTCCTGCGAATGTTATGCATTAATGATGCGTGGTTTAACGACAACTTCAGCACACTGGACGGCGACAAGGCCGTCGAGAAGCTGAGAGGCATGTGGATAGTGGAACTTGCAGAACTGCAAGCGACGAAACGCGCAAAGGATGTGGAGACTATAAAGGCTTTCATCACATCGCGAATCGATACTTACCGGGTGCCATACGGTCGGCGCACCGAACAACGACCGCGAATGTGCGTACTGTGCGGGACATCTAACCCGACCGACTTCTTAACCGATCAGACGGGGAACAGGCGCTTCCTGCCGATCACTTGCGGAGTTCAGCCCGTGAAATTCGACATATTCGCAGATGAGGCGGCGACAAGAATGGAATTCGCGCAGGCATGGGGCGAAATCATGGACGAATACATGCACAAGGGTGGCAAGGTAAGCCTCGTGCTCCCGAAGCGTATCCAGAAGGTCGCGACCGATATGCAGATGCGATACCAGGAGGAAGACCACCGGATCGGAATCATACAGGAATGGCTCGACCAGACAGAGGCAGACAGGGTGTGCGCAGCTATGTTGTGGCGTGAGGCGCTGAAGAACGAATATAGCGAGCCGAAACGTGCCGACATCCGCGCTATACACGACATCATGCGTAACGCTGTTGCCGGATGGGTGCCCGCCGGGCGCCAACGGTGCGGGGAGTATGGAGTGCAGAGGTGCTACGAAAAGGCGGAAAAGTTCGAAGTAGTGCCCGAAAATGAGCAGAATCAGCTCCCGTTTGACTAATTTTGTTGCCGTTGTTGCCGTAAAAAAACGTTACGACAACACTTACGACAACACGAAAAACGTGATATTTAAGGGCTTTTTTAGACTTTGTTGCCGTTGTTGCCGTTGTTTCTCTTATAAAGTAATAAAAATAATAAATATATATAAAAAGGTATATATAAGAAAGTTAGGACAACTACGACAACACGGCAACATCGACAACATAAAAGGTGATGAAAAAGATGACTAAACGCTACACCGTAATCTCCGTCCCAACTCATGACGGACCGACATACCGAATATACGACCGAATCAATCAGTGCAGTATTGAGGGCGGCTTTGACACCCAGAAGTGGGCGGAGAGTGTTGCGGAGATGATGGAGGAGAAATATGCAGAGGATAAGGGTAATCATAAAGCGGCCAGACGAGCAGGTCGGACACGTCACGAACATCAGCCCGTCTATGAAGAATCTGCAGAAGACGGTAGAGGGATATGTGGAGGCGATCAAAATCTATGACGGCGCGGCAATCCTTTGCAATGAGGATGCCAAATACTGCTGCAAGGCACGGAATTTCCAGTTTGGAAACTGGCCGACAAGTCAGATCATCGCGGGAACGGTGGTGATCGTAGGCATTAAGGATGGGGAGTTTGTTGACTGCCCAATTGATTTCAAGACATGGAAAGAGCTTCTGAAAGGATGGGGGAATGTATGAGCAAGTATGTGAATGTAAATGTTGAATTATTGAAAAAGGTGGTCAAAAAAAGTGGATTATCACAGGAACAATTCAACGAAGACATACGACTGCCTAGATGCAAAAGAATGGTTCATAACTGTTTTGCAAGGGGAAAGCTTAGAAAAGATCAGGCATATGCAATCATTCAGAAGTATGGGCTTGATGAGAAAGAGTTTATTCTCGATTCTGATAACAATATACCAGATGTTTTTATATGGATTTCATCATTAAGCAGAGATGAGCTAATTGCTTATTTTGGGTATGAATCGCTTGATGATCTATTGGAATCGGGGACAACGCTGTTGGATATTAGTGCAAGTTATTATCGGTCAGCTAATAAGGATAGGCACGATGAGTTCTGTAATAAATTCAATGCGCTTATGGATGAATACGACTTGAGTTTCGATGAAGCAGTTAAGGTGGCGGCACAAGGACGAATCAATAAGGGAGGATATTAAATGAATCACGTAATCTTAATGGAAATGAATCACGTAATCTTAATGGGAAGACTGACAAAGGACCCGGATGTTAGATACACACAGGGTAATGAGCCTATGTGCATCGCCAGATATACACTGGCAGTTGACAGAAGATTCAGCCGTAACGCCAGTAATGACGGCAACAACGCGGATTTCATTCCCTGCGTCTGCTTCGGAAAGGCAGCTGAATTTGCTGAGAAGTATTTGATAAAGGGAACGAAGATGGCGGTTACTGGTAGAATCCAGACCGGGAGCTATACCAACAAAGGCGGCGTAAAGGTCTACACCACAGAGGTTGTAGTCGAGGATCAGGAATTCGCTGAGAGCAAGAATGCGCTGAGCAACGGACGGCAGCAGGCGGCAACAAACGAATCTGAGACGGACGGATTCATGAGTATCCCGGACGGGATGGACGAAGAACTTGATATGAATTTACCTTTTGCATGATTAACGGGGCCCTCCATGTGAGGGCCTTATAAGGAAAAACTATGGATGCGAAACAAAGATTATCAGAGAACATCAGAAAGGCATATGAAAAGTGCGGAAAAAGCCAGCGGCAGATAGCCAGAGAAACAGGGCAGGACCGCACGACCATCATAAGATGGATCAATGGGACGTACATTCCCAATGCACTGTCGCCCAAGATCTTCTGCGATGCGGTGGGGACGTCGATAACTGAGATATACAAAGGAGTGTGAGATGCGAAGACAGGCACACATTAACGCATTTAAGAAACTGGAGAAGGAAGGGGACAAATGGGCCATGATCCTGTATTCGGGGCTTGCGCTTGCGATGTATCGGCATTGGAACATGAAGAAGACCGCAGTGACCAGGCTGGTAGATGTAACCTGGGACGCGTGGAAGGAATGCGCAGGTGATTACTCACACAGCATCATCATGATGTGTGAAAAAGAGACGGGAATAGAAATTCAGAATGGGAACGGGGTAAGCTGGCATGATGTGGCATATCTCAGTGGCGAGGATCTGGGAGAGATGACAGATGCACAGTGGCTTTATATGAGGCAGCAGCAAATCAAATGGGTAAAGCCGAGCATCATGGCCTGCATTCTGATCGGCCTGCATCGCAAGTACGGCTTTGGATACGAAAGGTGCTTAAGAATATACGAGCAGATCCAGGCGATTGAAGAAGAGTACCGGGACAACGAGAAGCGGATCAGCAAGGCGGCACTGGAAGAGGTCGGGGTAGATATCTACGACATGATGCATAAAAGGAGGTCTGTGGATGCGAAAGGAGAACACGATGGATGAATTAATGGAGGGGACAGATGGATGAACTAATCGGCAAGAAGTTTGGCTATTTGACGGTTATAGAATACGCAGGAACACACACGTCACCTTGCGGGACAAAAAGAAAATTGTGGAAGTGCAGATGCAGATGCGGTAACGAAACAGTTGTAAATACATCAAGTCTGCTCAATGGCACAACAAAAAGTTGTGGATGTTGGAAGTTGTCCAAGATTGTCGAGCATAACACTAAACACGGCGGCATTCACGATAGGCTATACGGAATATGGAAAAGCATGAAGCGCAGATGTAACAGCCCTAAAGACAGCCGTTACGAGTTATACGGTGGTAAGGGAATAAAGGTCTGCGATGAATGGAAAAATTATGAAAATTTCAAAGAATGGGCATATTCAAACGGATATAACGAAACGGCGAAGTTTGGAAATTGTACCATAGACAGAATCGATAATAACGGTGATTATTCGCCAGAGAATTGCAGATGGGTTGACAGGGTGACTCAAGCAAATAATACGAGCCGCAATAGATACGTTGAATTTGAAGGACAAAGGCTGACAATAGCAGAGTTTGCAAGGGTGATGAACATAGACAAAAATCACGCATGGTATTACGTCAATAAATTTGATAAGGAGATTGAAAATGGAACAGTTAATCTCGCGTCAGGCGGCGATAGATGCGCTGAAACGTAAACAGGATGACGGCAAAGGCGATTTGAGCCGATTCTACAACACAATAATTCAGCACGACATAGAAGCGATTATGCAGTTGCCGTCCGCAGAGCCTCAGATAATACGATGCAAGGACTGCAAACACTGGATACCTTATGACTGGATGTTCAGTGAGATGTGGCAGAGCAAGAATATAGCAGATTATCCAGAAGATGATATAGGGTGTGATTGTAGCGAAATGGCAATGAAAGCAAACGACTTTTGCAGTCGGGCAGTGAGGAGAACGGAATGATAGTGTTTGAATTATCAATGCCAAATAAAGGTTCGTGGAATGGCAAATGGTCACAAGAAGGACAGTTATTTGTGCGGACACGAAGAGAATGTGATGTGCCAAAAGAGTATTGGAACAAGTCGTTCTATCACAGGTGGGATGATGGATGGACTGCCTGTGTTACAACCACACGAATGACAGCTAATGAAGCTAGAAAACTAGAGAGGAAGTCAAAAGGATTCTGTGGTTACGATTGGATGATCCGTAGCATTATCAAACACGGAGATATTCGATATGAGAGGAGAACGGAATGAGCCTTAGAGAAGAACAATGCAATAAGGTGTGCCGCATATTGGACGATGTATTAGCGAACAGACCCACAGAAAGAGATTCGCTTATTGTGGCTGTTAGAAAAGCATTCGCAGAGCAGAAGAGAGGTAAATGGGAATCACAGAGTGACGGCGGTTATTGTTGTTCTCTGTGTGGACGATATGCGATGGATAAAGCAGACGGCAGAATCGTGATGATTTCGGTCAAAAGCAGATTCTGCCCGAACTGCGGAGCGAAGATGGAGGGTGGCAAATGGGAATCAACAGAGGAACGGTCTTGGACTTAATTAATGATGTATATAGCGCGGGAGGGTTTAGGGATTATTACAGTTATTCATACATTTTTGATCAAGTGGACACGATGCCAGAATCTAAAGAAGATGCTGAACCGCACTGGATACCAGTGACGGAAAGACCGCCCGAAGTAGGGAAAAGCGTTCTGATATGCGATGCCTACGGTGATATTTGCCTTGGACATCGGACTCATTTCGGCTACTATTACCCGGATTTTTGCGATGACAAAATCAAAGATGTTAGGGCATGGTGTGAGTTGCTCGAACCTTACAAGGGGGTGACGGAATGAGCGACACAAATTTTAAGGTCAAGGTACAAACAGAAGGCATGGAAGAAGCACAGGAACAGACCGAGATGCTTGCTGATGCTTACGACGGATTCCCTGCACAGGTAACCATTAAGAATTGCCGTGACTGTACGTTTAACATTTATCCGAGCCAGACAAGGATTGTTGAAGCAGAAGGGAAATAGAATGACGGCAAAAGGAATCCGAACAAAAGAGGAGATAGAAAAGATCATGAAGACCAGAGAGTATCTCTGGAGATACCGGGCAGCGGTCCTCGAGAAAGAAGATGCAGAGACGCGTCTGGCCAGGTTCGAAGCAAAGTATAAAACGGCGCGGGCTCAGCAAGGATCCGGAATGCCGACAGCTCATGACAGCGAACACGACCTGTCTGATTACCTGACAGGCAGAGAGGAACTCATAGAATTCTTCTTCACAAAGCAGCAGCAGTGCATGGGAATCGAGGTCGACATACACAAGCGCATTGATGAGCTCAAGGGAAAGAATCCACAGGAGACAGCTGACATGCGGCTGGTACTCCGGTACAGATATATCGACGGCCTGCAGTGGTGGCAGGTGGCAAAGAAGCTGCACCTTTCAATCCGGAAAGCGCAGTACCTGGAGACTGAGGCAGCGCTGTTGTTTCCACTTCCGGAAGAATGGTAAAAGAAAAACGTGCGCACACGTGCGCATTAACATCTGCTAAAGTGTAGAGAGACAAATATGGAGAGCAGTACCGTCAGCCTTCATAGATACCTTTCCTTAAAGGGCGCCGCTTCCTCCATCGGGGCGGCGCTCATCCGTTGCAACGACTGCTCTGCGAGATAGCTTAGCAGGTCAAGCGCACGGCGTAGGTCGTGGCATGCCAGGTTCGAATCCTGACCGCAGAGCAAGCGCAGGTCGATAGCGCTGAATAAATCATGACGCCGCGGGCTCTTACATGGGCCCGCTTTCGTTTATGACTAGAGAGGAG